ACTGTGTGTACATTTACATCGCCACTGTCTACTTGTATATTAATGGAAGCACCTGCGCCCACTTGTATATCGTAATGGTTATCTGGTGTGTTGTTCTTATTAATGTATATCTTATGGCGGCCATCTATGGTGACATCTGAATTGCCTTGTATAAAGTGTTTATTGCTATCGCTGACTAATGTATAATGAGTGCCCTTGATTACTTCCGTCTTATTTCCATCTTTGTCTATCTCATATGACGTACCAGTACGATGGCTCTCGTATATTCTCTCTGCGCCAGATGTATCGTCATATTCTCGTATGTGGCCTGATTCGGATTCATACACGTGATTGTATGGATACTCAGCGTTGTATGGGATCGCCGGCTGGTCAAATGTGTCGCCATCACTTGCGGCGATTGTAGAACCATCGGCGGCCGTGATTGTATTAAAGTCAGCTGTGGCTATACCAGTTATACGTGTAGATTGTCTTAATGTCAAGGCCAAATGTGGATTATCTTCATCATTCACGGCAAGTCTATTGACATCAGGCTCGTCTTTGTATTTGGGATAGATACCGTTTGGATCATAGAAGCCTTTACTTGTATTACTTAACTCGCTCGGTTTACCAGGCAAACTACCAAGGATCACAGGCTCTTGGGCATCTTCGCCATCTCTAAAGTAACCCCAAACCCACGAACCTTCAACAAGAAAACTAGGAGAAGAACCAAGTCCAGATATACCAGGCGCTGTAGTAGGAAGTACACAGAGTGCCCACGGCAGATCGCTTGTTGGCAACTTTTCTTTATTAGACGTATGGAACCCAACGGCTCTTACTTTTACTCGGCCGACTTTGAGTGGATCTAATCTATCCTCTACAACGCCAGTGAACCACAGAAAACCATTTCGTCCTAAAAAATTATGATCGTTCATCTTTTTTAAATTAATAAACCTCTCGTTTTAATAAGGTCACCATGCGCCATAAGTTACCATTTAAAAAGGGTGTACGCAAGGTGGTGCTCATCTTGTATTACTTATGTTTATGATAGAAAGACTCGCAAGAAGGCCCTTAACTTTAAGTAAAAACGGGTGTTTTACAAAGTTCCATGGCGTTTCTGTTCCTCTGTGACCCTTAAAGAAGCCATCGTACTTATTGTATTCCATTGATATATCTCTGGCTTCTGAGTAGTCTTCTATGATTGTCTTAATTTCTTCTTTAATTTTCATTATATCCTCTTATATTGTGAAAGTTTATCTTTCATATGATTAGTTATATATCCTCTCATAGCCACCGCCTTAGCGTTCTTCCTACACGCTCTAGCAGCGATTCTAGCGAGCAATCTCGGAGTGTTATGTAAATACATTGTTTGTTACTCCTATATTACTATGAGATGATTGTACTTCTGTTTCGTCCTTTTCGTATACAGTAATTATATCGTTGTTTTTCTTATCTTTGAGTTTTACTACGTCTGTATCTGTTTCTACTGGTAATGTAGAATTAACGGCATCTTTCGCACATCTTAATACCATTTCGTGTTTCTTTGCCAATGGCGATATAATGTGTTTGACTTGTAATACTAGATAACGCCCTGCGTGGTATGGATTCAATTCTTGTTTTTCATCTGGTCCTACTGGTTTCGCATATGGTAACGTAAACGAAATCATATCCCCAGCGTGTATCTTTGTGTTGCCTGGTACGTTTAGAATTAGATTATTATTGAGTAACTGTTGTCTTTGTGATTGACTGTTTTGTATTACTTCGTTTCTATTTGGTCTTGTATAATCATTATGTAAATGACCTGTGTCGGAAGTGACCATTAGTTTTTGTAATGGTTGTTCTGAAAATAGTTTCTTTGTATTGTCAAAGTATGCATATGGTTGTATGAATTTAAGTCCTGTCTTGGCACCGTCAGCGTGTTCTGTATGAAAGTAATTAGCGAAAGATGTATGATAGTCAAAATCATACTCAGTAATCGTCTTATTAAACATATCGTGCTGTATAACTCGACTTGCGAATAGTCCTGTGTTTAAACTTTCAATTTGATTTACAGCGTTTTCAAATGAGTAATGTGCCACACTTCTCATCTCTTTGTCTATATCTTTTTCACCTTGTACTCTTACGTTTGCTGGTTGTAGATGATACTTTTCTTTGACTGGTCTTGCTGTATGTCCACCAAGTGCCATTAATGATTCAATACTTCTAAAATGAAATCCATTCATAGTTTCAAAAAATAGATAGTTTGAGTTGTTGTAGTTTTTAGATATGGATTCTTTTGCTAGAAAGTGTATTGCGTTAAATGGTTTCTTATTGGGTATGACATATTTTGAATTTGTTTTTGTTTCTTCTATGTACAATGGTTTTCTACTGTCCAAGTAATCTGGTGACTTGACTATCTTTAACACTGCATCTTCCACTGGTCCAGTAAATGCTTGACTGACTCTAAACAATGAATTACGATATGCTTCTCTACTTGTAAAATGTAATTTGTAAACTTGTTGTCTACCTGTACCACCAGATGGTCTTATCTTTTCTATCTTGTAAACATAATATGGATCAGATGTTTCTTCAATTGCTTCTACTCTATCTTGTAATTCACTTCCTGGTGTGTAAAATTTAAGTTCTAATCGTTCCATTCCTGTCAATGGTAACGCTGTTCGTATGTCTTGGTTATCTGCTATCACTATCTCACCTGTGATACATTGTAAAGTTACATCTTCCACATATGTAACTGACATTACTTGTGGTAATATGTTAACTCTAACTGCTGAGTCTTGTGCCTCTGCTGCTTTACGATAGGATACGAGGGTACAAATATCTAATTGAAAATCGCCAGCAAACTTTAATGTATCTTTGTTATCACCAATGACTGACATTTTATTCTCTTGTTAGTTTTTCAAATTCTTCTAAAAATAATGGTAGGTAATTAGGATCTAATAATTTGATGTTTCTTTTTTCGTCTTGTAATCTTCTTTCGTATTCATAGTTTGACACAGCCTCTGCGCCTGCCTCTGTACTATTAACTTCTATTTTGTGTGAGTAATCAAAAGGACCATTGCTTGTTTGAGGTCCACTTGATTGTGTAATCTCATAATGATGTACTGCACCTGGATTGTCATACTTTTGTATTACATATGCTTCAAAGTCTTGTTCGTTTAGTGGCCAACCATAATATCTATCTGTGATATTATTTGTTAATAATATAATCCAGTGATAATCCGTTGTACCAAAATGTTTAAATGATGTTACTTCTGGTGCTTCGCCTGACGGTACATCATAAGTGGAATATAATGATACATTATCAGCAATGTTTGATCTAATCTTAATTCTTCTAAAAATATCAGTAACTAATTTAAAGTTCTTATTACCTGAAATGTCATATGTAATTTTAGGGAACTGTTCAAAAAATAATGTCATCTTAATAACCCTCCATTATTCTTTCTTTAGTCATAATTTCTGTTTCTGTAAACGCCAATGTCATTTTAATATTAACTGGCGCCGCACCTGTAGGATCAAATTGTCTAAATGTTGTAAAGTCACCATCACCATAAACAACAGATGTGTTTGTTAACACGCAACGTGATATTTTATTTAAATAGTTATTTACTTGATCGTTGTAAGCATAGTGTATTTCAAACTCACTAGGTACTTTAAAATATCTACCACCACTTACATCATTTTCCATCTCTGGCATCATATGATATTTGAAAAAAGTAATAATTTTGTTTATGTCTTGTACTTCTTTTTGTGATCTTGCTTGTAGATTAAATGTATATGAGAAATCTCTATTGTTTACTTTTTCAAATACAACTTCTGTAAATGGGTTTTCAGCAAATCCTGTAACTTTACTAATCGCACCTGATACATCACCTAGTCCTGCTGCCTCTGCTACACCTACACCTAAATTCTTTGCTGCCTGTAAAGCAAATCCACCTACACCTTTTAAAAATGCTTGTGTTTGTGCTTCTGTTCCTGATGCTGAAGTTGTTTCTGCAAATGTTCTTACAGCCAACCCACCTAATCCTGTATCCGATGGTCCGTTATTAACACTATACTCTGCTTTAATAGATGGTGGCATGTATAATGCAACTGCACCTGTTACCTGTGTATGAGTAGGACTCTTAGCAGTAATACTATTTTTAGGTGTCTTACCTATTTGTATTGTATCACCATCTCTACTTGATTTTAATTGTGATACAGAATAACTTGTTTCACCTCCACTGTCAACTCCAGAATTTACACCAATACCTAATTTACTCATATTCTTTTTATCTGATAAAGCAGAATGTTTATTAGATATAGAATAGAATATCATAAAATGACCTTGTTCATCATTCCCTAAATCACTAGGAAATTGTATAGGCGCAAACGATAATGTGTTCGCCTTCATATGTGAAGTTGGTTCTTTTGCGTCAGGTATCTCTAACGGCGATTGTTTTAATAGATTTGAAGCCGCCGCTTTCGATTGTTGACTTGATAGAGCGTTACCACTAAATCTACTAGCGATACTTAATAATTGACCTAGTTTTATTGAAGCCATTGTTTTCCTTTATATATATTACAATATTTATAACACAATGAAGAAGTCTTACAAAGGTTTATATCGCCCATCTAATCCTAAAAAATACGTTGGCGACCCATCTAAAATAGTGTATCGTTCACTACTTGAGCGTAAATTTATGTTACACTGTGACCGTAATGATGATATAATCAATTGGGCAAGTGAAGAATTATCCATACGTTATTTTAATCCTATTGATAAAAAGTATCATTCATACTATCCTGACTTCATTGTAAAGACATCAAAAGGTAAAAAGTTTCTTATTGAAATTAAACCATCTCGTCAATGTAAACCACCAAAGACACCTAAAAAGAAAACAAGAGCGTTTATGCGTGATAGTTTTGAGTATATTAAAAATCAAGCGAAATGGACAGCAGCAAAGTCTTATTGTGAAGACAATGGTGCAGAGTTTAAATTGATTACTGAAAAAGATTTAGGTCCTTATTAGGCAGATAGATAATCTCTCAAACTATTATCTGATGTTTTTGTGTCTTCCATAATATTAGTATAAGTGTTATTCGCTGTAGTTATATTACTATCGCCACCTTTTGTATTAACTACATTTACTTTACCCTCGTCACGTCTTGCCATTGCAGCACTATCTTCTTTCATTTGTCTTGTTCGTCTAGCGTAAGCCATATCATCTTGTAATAGTTGATCGTCTGGTGATATTATTTCACCACCAAATTCTGGTTGTAATGCTTTACCTTCTTCAATCATTTTGGCAAGTCTTTTATCGTGGTCAATCTTATCTTGTTTTAATTTTAAAATTATCTCACGTCTTCTTTGTTCTTCTTCATTCAAACTTTTTAAATATTCTATTTGACCGTTTGTATCTAATTTATTATATTCTGTAAATTGTTCAGGCGTTAATATACCTCTTGCTGATGTTGTATTACCAAATGTATTTGTTTGTGTTATATTTGCTGTACCGTAATTTTCACCTTGTGCTTCAGCAAATCCTTCTTCCATTGTGGCACCACCACCAGTCATACGTTCTCTTTGCATTCCTGTTATACTATCATCTGCATATTTTGCTTTGATACCTGTTTCTGTAACCATATCATCTGCTGCTCTTGATGCCTTTGTTTCTAATTTTAGTTTCTTTTTTATAAAACCTGGTAATGGTAATGCGTCAATTGCAGAGTTAACAAGTGTTTTTACACTATCTCCTAAATCAGAGAAGAAGTTACCTACAGAAGCAAAAGCATCTTTAACACCATTTTTAATTTTATCAAATGTATCTGTAAAGAATTGTTTTACACTATCTCT